TGATATATAAACCAACATAAATAACCACTATGAATAATAATCATTTATGTTGGTTCTGGATCCCAACAACCAGCACCCTGACTTTTTGGCTTATCGTCTTGTCAAGACTTTGTATAAGGAGAAGATTGCTAATCTTCAAAACTTACCTTGTAATAAATATCGAGTGGTCCATACAAAATCGTAATTAATCCTTTTTTTGTATAAAGACGATTACTTCCTGATACTTGATAAGTTTTTTCATTGTCTACAATTGTTTTTGACAAAACAATGCTTTTTCCTAAAATTTTAAACTCTGCTTCTATTTTTTCCATCGAAAACATCATATCAAATCTCCTAGTTATTGGTACTTTTAAATATTGAAGCATGTTGTCTCACACTCTTGAGTAATAACATAGACCACCTCAAATGTGTTCCCGTCTAATGGCGAACATGCTTCAATATTTGTGCTGCTTAGGCCAGCAACTCCGGTATTCCACAATAAGTATCGCCACCACACGACCCAAACAAAAGAAGTCACAGCTAGATATACTACCAACACAACCCCCTAGCTGTTACTGCTTATGCAAATTATTGTGGATTTTGCAATTCGCAGGAGAAAATAGGATTGTGTCGTCTACTTCAATAAGTACATATTAATACATGTTATAAAAATGTGCAAGCACTAAATCTTAGTATAAACACAATATTTACCACCAGTAGGGAGATTTTTATACTCCTTTTTTAAATAACCACACTTGAACACGCTTTCAGCATGCCTACGCGGATCTTTTGATTTATATATCCTATTTTCTTCATTTATTTTTTCAATATCTTTTGCAGTAAAAACATCAGGAAGTAGATCTAGAAATCTTTTTTTTGTTTTTAAGATCTTCTTTTGCATCCCTTATTGCTTGCTAATACAGCTATCCATGTTGCGGCGGCGTTCATTTTCTATCCACTCCATTAAATGGTACAAAATCAATAAGGTTTACAACTTGACCATCTATGCATGCCGATCCGAGTAGTTTCGTGACTCTATTCATTGCATTAGTGGCATCTACCACAAAACAAGCACCAATATTGCTTTGATCACTCATCATCTTTCCTTCGATGCATAGGTAAGCAAGATGATTGAATGCTTCATGTAAATCATTATTCATCGCTATCTCCAAGGATATATAGATCCAAAGCGCTAACGCTATCTTCATCCGCTTCCCAATAAACAAGAATCGAGTGACCACCACCCAAAAGAAACGCATTAACATCATCAGTCAATCCTAACGGAAAGTTGAAATCATTCATATATGGCTGAATACGTTTCAATAACTCTGTTGCCTTATCCATTATCACTCCTCACTACTGACAAACGATTGATCAAATCACCTGCATAACGCCGTACACGCCTTTTCGCTATCATCTTTTCCCACGCTAAGGATGGGCGTTTAGGCTGGCTATCCAGTGCTTCCATTTCTTCAACTGCGCGCATGAAGTCTTTGCATTGGCGGATGGCTAGGGTGATGGGGCATGGTTGGATCATCGCGTTAGTACCTCCAACACCCATAAAATCCCTAATAAAAAGCCTACGGCTACTGTGTGCCAGTTTTTTGTCAACATTCAATCACCTTTATTACTCCATCAACAACAAAAACCTACCTAAGCACCTTATCCCCAACCTTGATATCTTCAAACGCAAAACACCGCCTTCAACTGTTCAAAACTAAACACCCCATCCAGATTTGATACCTTGTAGCCACCATGTACGGGAAAGATTGTTAAGCCTAGTTTGCGTGCTTTATCTTTAATAAGCGCCATGATTAAACCCGCACGCCATAAGTATTTTGAATATATTCAAATTCCATGCCGCCTTCGATAACGCTACAAAAAACTTCTTCGCCGTCTTTCAAATCGCTTAGTGCCATAACAAATTCATGTGCGTTCAATAATTCTGATTCTGGATAGTCAACAATATCCACAACTTGAACGCCGTTTGCTGTGTCTGCTAGTGGTAATAGTGCTTTCATTTTCTTACTCCAAGTAGTTGTTTGCTTCGATGTAGGTATCTTATGCCTACGTATAAATTCATGCAAGCACTCAAAGCAGATAATCCAAAATAATTTGTTTTAGCTCATCCAGATCGTTAGATACGTACACCGCAAACCCCTGTTCTCTCAAGAACTCATGGCACTTGATCTGCTCTTCATCGGGTGCTTTACACTTCCCGCGCTTACCGTTTGCTAGTACATTGGGTGTCTTTAACTCCAACCGCAGGCCGTGATATCCTTTCCTTGCTACGTCTAGTTGAAGATCTGGTATGCCGCTCTTAACTCCTCCTTGGACTAAGCGCATTGCCTCTACTACTGAACGCTTGCCGCCGTTTGGCACTGCATAGATCCAGTCTAGTAATGCACGATCAGGGTTGATTTTTGCTTGATACTTGCACCATGAAACAAATGATATTTGTAAGCTTTCTTCGCTTATTAACATAAAAATCCTTGTACGAAAAAGTCGTCAAAAAAGTGCTTGTGACGCTTAACGATGTATATATAAAAGCATTACTCTCGTCGTTAAGCGTCACAGAAAAAATACCCTACAAAAGCCTCCCATATTTACCGTAGCTTGAATCGTCGCTTTCTGTAAGAAACCCTAGTTCTACTACCTTCTCTAAAACATCATCACCATCCTTAATTTTACCCCTACTCCTTGCCATTCTTATGCTCTTTAGCATCAACTTCTCTGCCTTGCTACTAATCCAATCCACATTAGCAATCCCCGCTAGCGGACTACGAGACGACCTTTTAAGTGCTACCTTACCAAACATATCCGACCTTATCGCCGTCACTACATCAGACAATCGCGCTTTACGATACCGGCATTCTTGGTATTCTTTCTTAATCCGTTCAATCTCTGGCCCGCTATAAGTTGAATACTTTTCGAACGGTACACCAGAATCTTTCGCCTTTTTAATGAATTCAGCAGGTGTAACGCCAAAAGGTAACTCAATATGCCCGCCATTAGCATCTAGGAACGACGAAAAGCCACCGCCATTCGATTCTTTTTCTAAATAGGTATGTTTGCTTATCACATACTCAGAAAGCGCTGTAATGCCCATTTGCTCGCATCCATTAAGCAATGCACCGATGAAGAAGTGAACATATTTACCGGCCTTCACTGGTTTTGCACCCATCGCCATGATTTGCAGCTCGCCATAGGCGTTCACTAGCTCTTTTACTTCTGACTCATGTACGCTTTTTAATTCCTTCTCTATCCGCTCGCCGTTCCTATCGCATACCACATCAAATAGATAAGGGTCTGTCAAGTTTAACAGCTCACGCACCAGCATCTTGTCATCTTTTGTCACCTCATATTTCTTAAAGACAGATAACGCATTAACTGCCAGCTCGTTTATCGTCTCCCCGCTTAAATACTGGAAGTCACAGCGTACTGGTGCAGCCCCCCACCCACCCACATCATTAAGCGGGCGTAACATATTCGCAGCAAGCCGTTTTTCATGCGCTATTCTGTCCTGCTCTTCCTGCCATTCTTCTTCGTGTTGCTGTAATACTGCTGCATGATGCGTTAGTTCTGCTGCTTCATAGTCACCCCAGTCCGGCTCATATTCATCATGCAGCCTTTCATCTTCACTAGTTCCGCCAATAGGCAGCTTATACTTAACGCCACCGCGAAAGTGCGTGTAAATCTCTCCCGACCTGATAAGCAGGAACGCAACCCGCTTATCACCTTTACCTTCCATAAATGGATCGCAGAACTCATGACGGCCTTTTAACTCTCCCGCCATCCATTGCATGCCTAGATCGCCAGCCTTAATGCGTGGCTTATCTTTAGGATATAGCCATAAATCAGGCGGCAATAGTCCACCTTCCATCAGGTTTCTGATGTGATTACTGGCTGATTCATAAGTAATTTTTTCGTCATTGACAAGCGCGGTTATCTTGCGTTCGATGACTATTTCTTGATCTGGTTTGGCTATAGATTTTGCGGCATCAATCTGCCTTCTAAGTAGATCCGCATCAAAAAATAAATCGATCGCGGATAGTTTCAAGCCCTCGCCAAGCGGGCCGAAATATTTGAAATCGTACTTAGTACGTGTAACGCCATCGCCCAGAAAGGGAGGAGCAACAAACATCATCCGCTCTGGCTGCCATACGGCTGTATCGACCAGCGACCTTACCAACATAGCGCCAGATTCACTGATCGCAATGGCACCGTGTTTATGCGCCCACAAAGCCGCATTTAATGCCTTGCCACACTCTGCAATCTGCTGAGCATCATCCAACCACACAAAAAAGTGCTGTCCTGAGATCCCATTTCCCATTACGCCGCTCGACGACGACGGACGCCATAGCATAGGAGCGCGCCTCAATGGTGGGTAGCACTGACACAAAACCTCATGCAATGATTCAGGCGTATCAAACCCTTGCATGTGGTCAATATCTAAAACCATGATCCCGTCACGATCGCCCCATTGAAAGTATTCACGGGTACGCGCAATCAGAACGGGATTATCTTTTGCTACTCGCGCTGTTGCAACCTGCGCCCAATCATCGCCGTCTGATATGATTGGCAGGCCAAACGTCACCGCATTTTTGTAGTTTAGATTGTCAAAGTAATCGCCCAGCGCTTCCCAATGGATATCGACTATCTCAGCGAAACCATCCGTCATCTCAGCAGCGGACTGTTTGAGTAATTTACCGTCTTCATCTAGAATGAATTGCTTAGACAGGCGAGACTGTGAAGTAAGTTTTGTAAATTTCATGCTAGACCCTAAGTAAGAAGCCCGCACCGCTGCAACGGTTACGGGCTTTTTTTATACTTTCAATAATTGACCTGTTATTTTCTTGCCGTGTTTTTCCCCTAGCTGTACAACAATGGCCCGTTTCCTAGCCCGTGATATCGCTGTGTAAAACAGATTGTAATCATCTGGCTTATAGAAACTCGCCTCATTGCATACAAACATCGCAATGTTAGCACCAGCACCCTGTGCGCGGTGTACTGTTCGGCAATATGCGTAAACTACCGGCATTCTGTTTGCATTCGGTGGAACGATAGACGGGAATTCAAGTGCGATAGGTGAGTGTTTATTCCCCTTAAAATACGCATCCCTCGCCTGCTTGATCGCGTTACCTACTGATTTTATTTCCATTTCATCAAGCCCGCGCTGGTCGATGACCGTGAAGTCACCACCATACGACTGCGAGACGGGTGTTATGTTCCATAGATCAAAACTAACGCCACTAATTCGCCCATGCTCTTTCGTCGCTGATTGGATCTTGATCTTAGTCCCTGCATCCATCGAAAAACCATCTACCGTCTTCAATGCCGAATCAATAATAATTTCGTCACCGGCCGCGAACAACTCTGTAAATCCTTTCTTTGCCCGTACTGAGTTATTAACTTGCGAGCAAATAGCGTGCGTATGGGCCATTACCATGATCTCCGGCCCGTACTTAATCACCGCATCAGAGATCGCGTCTACGGTCGATTCTATCGCCTCGAAATCTAGAATTTCATCATCTTTAATAGCGCGCACACGCTTTAAGAACGCCGTTAAATCTGGTGAGCCCTTTGCTCGGTGATTAAACGTTAGGGTATAGGTCTCAGCTTTTAAATCCTGAAAGAATGCTTCTGCATTGACTGGCTTTAATTGATCATGATCGCCAGAAAAAAGCAGCACGCAATGTTTGGCCTTATTAATCAAATCAAGCGCCATTTGCTCAGATAGCATTGAGCTTTCATCGACGATGATTAACTGTACGCTGTCTTTGATGGGTATTGACTCAGAAAAAATGATATTACCGCTTGAGTCTATCTGCTCCACCCCATTAACCGTCTGTGCTCGCTTATTTAGTAGCTTGTGGCACGTTACTGCCATTGCAGGACAATTATCGCCTAGTCCGTCGATAAGAATGTTCTTAGCGTCGTTTGTAGGGCAGGCAGCGATAGCGTTATCGCCAAAGTGAGTTAGTAGCCTCTTAATGATCTGGCTTTTACCCGTGCCGCCTTCACCACGTAATGCGACTACGTGGCGCTGCCCTGCATTTACTAGGCATAGGATGCGATCAAAAACTGATTGTTGGTAGTCGTCTAGTTCAATTACAGGAGCGCTCATTTTGGCTTCACCAAATCAACAGCCTTGAACTTGCCATAAGTAAGACGCTCAATTTTGATAGCCATCGCTGCCGGTGGCTCGCCGTTACGAATCCAGTGTTGCAAATTCTGAGAGCTGATATCTAGTACACCTGCCATCTTGTTAGGCCCGCCGAAGTGCTCAAATAGTTTTTCTAGCATGGTTTGCTCGCTCATTTGTTTTTCCTTTTAGTTACAAGATTTAGTTGTAACAATCATAACACAGGTAAAATTAAATTACAAAATTATTTTATTTGTGTTAGTATGAAATCACATTAACAGCATCACATCCTAATTAAGGAAAAACCATGCAAGTATGCAACGTAAACGTAACTCAGAAAGACGCAATGTATTCTCTGAATGATCTTGAGAAGGTAGCGATATCTAACGGGGTAACAAAAAATATCAGTCCTTCTGAGTGGATGAAACTCCAAGTCACCCAAGAAGCGATAGATATTTTAATTCATGAAAATCCCGCAATTAAAATTATCGAGACGAAGGCAGGAAGGTACGGAGGAACATTTGCATGTAAAGAGCTGGTTTACGCCTACGCTATGTGGGTAAGTGCTGACTTTCTTATCCATGTTATCCGCGCCTACGATGCCATGCATTCCGCCAGCAATGAAGAACAAACCCGCCTACGCGACCGCCAAACTGCCCGCCTAGAATGTCATGATCTAAAGAAGGCCATTGAAGATAGATATACAAGACGCGGGACAAAGCCTGCTACATATAACTTCTCGAACGAGTTCAACATGATCAATAAGATTGTGCTGGGCGAGACCGCGAAGAAGTTTAAGGAATCACACGGCCTAGACCCTAACGCCATGTTGCGGGATTACTTGTCTGCTATCGAAATAAAGGCTGTACTTGATCTACAAGCAACGTCACGCGTTCTATGTGATCTTGATTTTAACTATGATCAGCGCAAAGAAAAACTGACTAAATTATTCGATCAGAAGTACCGTGACGCGATGCTTGCAGAGATTATTCGCCTCGAATCTTAAAATACTTGCAAATAAATGTTGCAAATAAATTTTTAGTCGATTAAGATGTAGTCATCGAAACAAACAACGGATTACAAATGCAGGAGACAATCAAACAACTCGCCGATCTACGCACTGAGCTAACCGAACTACGAGCAAAAGAGCGCGATTTAGTGAATGAGTTAATAAGACGTATGGGCCATGATTACATCGGGCAAAAGTGGTATACGCTAGAGGATGGTACAAAATTATTCATACACACTAGAAATGAGTATACAATTGATGTTCCAAAATTTAAGAAGGTTCGAGAAGAGCACAAATACCTTCCGATTCATCTGCAAGAAGTGCACGAAGTAAGTGATTATGAACTGGCCGAACTAATGAACACAGGAACGCTAGAGCAGAAATCGATGTTTTCATCAATCGTGAGGATTAAAGCACTCAATCCTTACCTAAAAGTTGTGGAGCCTGAAAATGAGTTATGCGCCAATTAAGCCAGTACCCCGCGCACCGATGATTACACTTGTAGGTGCTGCGGGTGTGGGTAAGTCATCATTAGCGGCAATGTTTCCTAATGCCGTGTTTATCCAAGCTGAAAGTGGTGAATCTGTGTTTGATTCTTGGGAAGATGCAGACAAGCCTATGCTTTTACCTGAGTTGCCAAAATCTAAGCCAGACGCACCAGTAAGCACAAAGGATGAAATCATGGCCCAGCTGCGATGGCTGGCAACCGATAAGAATCACGGCTTTAAGACGCTTGTAATCGATACCGTGTCAGCCCTTCATATTCTTTTTGAGCGCGAATTGTGCGACTCAGAAGGCGCGACAAACATCATTGAAGCACACGGCGGATATGGTAAGGGATTGTTAGCTTTGCGTGATTGGCATAATGATGTGCGTAATGCTTGCGAGTATCTTGCGAAGAAATGCGGAATTGCTGTTATTTTCTTGTCTCACATTGGCGTACAGAAGTTCAAACAAGGCCCCGCTTCTGATGAATATTGCATTTATAACTTGGATTTACCGCCAGCATGTTTACCGGTGTACGTAAACCTCGTAGACGCTGTTTTATTCCTGACGCAAGAGGAATTTGTAGACGGTAATAAAACAGACAAGAAAGGCGTAATTACCAAGTACGGAAAGCTAATCCAAACTGGCGATCGCTACCTAGTAACAGAAAACGCCGGTAACGTAGGATATGCAACTGCTAAAAATCGTTATGAATTAGATAGCCGTTTCCTAGTACCACACGGCACAAACCCACTTTTAAAATCAATTAAATTCTTTTCAAAAGGTAATAAATAATGTCAAATTTCTGGAAAACATCAAACGGTCAAGCTGCAACTGGTGTAAATGAAACAAATGACTTCGCCACAATTCCAAAGGGTGATCGTAAAGGTTTAATCAGCAAAACAGAAATTAAAGACGGTAATTATGGTAAAAAGATCAGTCTGCAATTCACTATTACAGAAGGTGAATTCAAGAAGCGCACTTTCTTTACAAATATCAATCTTTATTTGCCTGCTGATTATGCCAAGTTAAAAGAAGATGACAAACAAAAGGCGATTGCCAAGCAAGATAAGGCGATTAATTTGATGGTTGGCCTGTTTAATGCGGTAGGTGTTGCCTTGCCACAATGCAATCCTGAAGATATTAAGGCTATTGATCTGGCTCGTTTATGCAATAAGCCAGTCATCATTGATATGTACCCATTTATGCCTAAGCCAGAAGCAGGTGGCGAGCAGAAAGGCCCTTTCTACTTGGCTAATAACTTTAAGAAGGCAACGCCAGCGGGCTCCGCACCGAAGAAAGAAGAAGTGCAGAAAGATGATGTTGAGCAGCCAGAACCGGCATTGGCTGAGCCAGATTTAGCAGAAGATGATAGCGATGTCCCGTTTTGATCTAGTCTAACCAAGGCGGCAAAACATCGCCGCCCATCTCCTTTGGTGTCCAATGAAAAACAAACTAGACAGCATTTGGGTAGAAATGCAAGACGACCCAGAATATGAATTAAATTTAAACGTATGCGATCGTGAATTATGGTTACGTGTTAATAAATTTAAATCACCTAATGCTTTTACCGCTCAGGAAATACGCGCTAATTTTCGTAAAATGCTAGAAATACAGCACTTTGAAAACAATTTACGCATGATTGGTTTCGATAAGTTACCAAATGGCAATCAATCAAAAGATGGTATTGAATACGTATGCTTGTTTGATTTGTATTTCAATAAACCAGAACCAAACCAAAGCAAGTTATTAAATTACATGTGCGGTATGGCTGGCGTTAATAATGGGCTTTACTATGGATGCAATGCAGTTACAGAAGAAGTAAAGATTGTTACCATTGAATTTAATGAAAGTGAATTCAATGCTAAACGCTCCATTATTGAATCGGAAACAATGCCTAATTGTGATTGCTGCCCCGCTCCTTTATCCATCAAGCCACATTGCCACAATTGCACGTCATACAATAATGGGTGTGACATTGGATCAGGACAAGCAGTTTGCCAATCGCATAGCTTTTACCCTGAAGTAATTACGTCAATATTTATGTGGGAAGTAGAAGAAATGCATATGGATGATAGGGCTGTTTCATATACCAAGCTAGACGGATCAACCATCAGAAACGGCAAAGGCGGAACGGCCAGCGCAAAACTATTCGAGTGACTAAATGTTAATTCCTCGCCCATATCAACAAGATGCTTACGATGCTGCAATAAAGCATATCAGAACCAATAAAGAACCATCTATTGTTCACGCAAGCACCGCAGCTGGTAAAAGCATCATTGTTGCCATGCTTGCACAAACCGTTAAGCAGGCCAACAAGCGCACTCTTATTCTTGTGCCAAATGGTGATCTTGCAGCTCAGAATGCAGACAAGTTCCGTGAAATTGGAGAGAAGCCGTCGATTTACAGCGCATCGCTAGGGCATAAATGTGTAGAAAATCACGCGGTATTTGCCACGCCCATGAGCGTGCTCAATAATCTTGATGACTTTGGCGAAGAATACGCGCTGATTATTGCGGATGAATGCCAGATGATATCGGAAAATCTTGAATCATCAAGCCAAAAACTGCTAACTCACTTTAGATCAATCAATAAAAACATTCGCATTCTAGGTCTTACCGCTACACCTGTTCGATTCAAAACAAAACTTGTTTCTGCTGGATCTACCTTTAAAAGCGTTTGTTATTCAATTACCAGTGAGCAGCTATCTTCACAAGGTTGGACTGTTCCTTATAGTATTGGCGTATCAGATTCAACATACAGTTTACTGGCACTAAAAACCGATTCTAAAGGTAAGTTCAAGCAATCAGAAGTGGATGCACTCACGCTAGATAATGAACGCCTTACGCGCCAGATTGTAGATGATCTGGTGGGCATTATGGATCTACAAAAGCGCAAATGCTGCATTATATTTGCATCATCGATTAAACACGCAGAAGAGATCCTGTCGTATTTACCAGAATCAGATTCTTCAATCCTGATTACTGGCAAGACAAGCAAGAAAGAACGGGCCAGATTGCTACAAGAAGCACGCGATGGAAAGCATAGATACATCATCAACTTCGGAACACTGACTACTGGTACAGATATCCCCATTATCGATTGCGTGGCTCTGTTACGTGCTTCTGAGTCAGTAGGTCTAGTAATACAGATGCTAGGCCGTGGTTGTCGTTTGTACGCGCCTAGTTGGGTAAAGTCATATGGTCAAACTAATAGACTATCTGATTTTTATATAGGAAAAATGGATTGTCTTGTTTTAGATTTTGGTGAAAATCTAGAGCGCTTTGCTTTATCTGATGATCTAGTAATTTCTGGCCTGCTCGATTTAAAAGAGCGCAAAGATAAGCAAGGTGATGTACAATTGTGTCCAGAGTGTAACGCAGAGAATTCGCTCATGGCTCAGCGTTGCCACGGTGTAGTGAATGACGGTACGCGGTGCGAATATAGATTCTTGTCTAAAACGTGCGATGCGTGTGAATCAATCAACAGCCTATCAGCGCGACACTGCAAAGATTGTGGCGCTGAATTAATCGATCCTAACGACAAGCTAGAGCGTAAAGCTGCCATTGATACCACAACACCGCGCGAGCTTCCTGTAGTGGCAATGCGTCTACGCAAACATGAGAAGCAAGGCCGGTTTACACTTCGTATTGATTGGACTATGGACGAAGGGACAAGCGTCCTACCGGTGGCGCAGTTTTTGTCTGAAAATCGTATTTTATACTTTTTGAAGAAGTGCCAAGCACAACATTTAATGACGTGTTCGATTGATGAAATAGTCGATAGGCAGCATGAATTGGTTAGGTTGCCTGAAGTTGTAGTAAGAAGGCCAAAGGGTAGTAAATATTTTAATGTTACATACTAGGAGAAGTAAATGGATAAAATAACCTACAAATACGTAAAATTCCATGTATATGGAGACTATACGCCTAAAAATGGCTCTGATTGTGCAGAGTACGACGTGGCGGCCATCTATCTCCACGACAGCACAACCGATATCGCCCACCTTGTAGACTGTAAAGAATTTCAAGACGCACTAATCAAGCAGATTGAAGACTATGCAGAAGAAATGAATGACCAGCTTGGTATGGAATAAAAAAACCCCTCGTAAAGAGGGTTTTTTTTTAAAGTTTATATGAAATAGAACTTAAATCAAGTTGATTAGAAGTCCACCCAGCCTCTAATTGAATAACACCTGTTGTAAATATCTTTACCAATACCGAGTAAGGTGCGGTTAGTGACACACAAACTTTGCGCTGATCGATAGAAGGTCGCAGTTCAACTGGTAGCGTGCAAATAGTTTGAGCATTGGCAGTAGGCTGAACCAGACCAGCTAAATAAACAATATTCCCGTCCGTTCTAGCGCCCACAAGCGTAGAAGTAGTTACTGGCGCTGTAATTGAGATTGGAGTCAAAACTAATTTTGATTTTGTCTCAATAGTTAAATCTGCAACCTCGAACGAAGGTCTTACCAATAGCTCTACACCCATTGAGGAATAATGATTTATACCATTCCCACCATAAGGGCCACGCCGCGTCGCGGTGTTATCCGGCTTACCAAAGACATTTTCGTCGGTTAGTGATTTTTTATATCTTCCCTCTGCAGGATAACCCTCAGAGAAGTAAAAAGATGTAAAAGGGCCATTCGACAAATCGTTTTGCCAGCCCAAGATAGGAAAATAACTGCCACCTTGTCTAACTATTCTAAGTACTGCAACTGTCATCCTATTAACTACAAGTAGTACAGTATTATCAACAACGCCTATCCCAAACTCAAAGTTACCAGTTGGCAATGCAACTGTTGTTGTAATGCTAACAGTTGCCCCATCGTCGCTGAATCCTAGTATCTTGAAGTAGCCTGCCTCGTTGACAACAAAAACATTGTCCTCAGCGTCAACCCCTGTTTTGC